GTTACATTTGTTTACCTATTTATAGTAACACGGTTCGGTTTTCCCGTCAACCCTTAAAAGATGAGCGTTTGTACCTATCTTTGAAGGGATGCTTGGGAACCTTGTGCTTAGGGTTGCGTCGTAAGTCCTTCTTGAGATCCCTAAGAAACTTAAGGTGACTCTTGATTTCAGAACGATGCATCCTCAACACAGTAGTCAGTATAGCATGGTTCTATTTCCCAGTGGGACCAATCCACCTCTCTTTTTGCGATCATTTGTTCCAGTTCTTCAATTGTCAGGCAAACCTTGACAGGTTCATTGGTTGCCTTTTCGTAAATGTGAAAAAGTCTATCTTGTATCATACCTTTTAAAGAAAAAAGGATCCTTCTGTATTTTAGCAGAGGATCCTTGCGGCGACGATATTCAATTGTATTTATGACGAAGGAACAGTAATAGGAATCATGGTGCCTCCTCCCATGTCATCGTCATCATCAATATCGGTCTGTGTTAAAACAGCACCCAGAATAAAAGCACCAAACATTGTGAGTGCTAGAACTAACATCAGAATACTCCTGGCAAAATTTGTCCAGTAGTGATGTAAGTGCCAACAGCAATGACGAAACCGAGCATTGCTAGACGTGCGTTAAGAATTTCTGCTTCAGGTGTGAATCCAAATTTCATTGTTTGTTCTCCAGAGTTGTGTTAATAATGATGATGCGTTCACCATCGTGTGTAAATTGTAGTTCATCATCAGGATGCCATAGTAGCTCTTCATACATATCATCAAGTTTCTGCATGTCCTGATATAGAGCGTCGGGATTAGGCATGATGTGCTTTAAGATCTGGGTTTGCTTGAGATGGCATAAACGTTTCACGAGATTTATTCTTGATCACGATGAATGCATCTTTGTTATATTTAACAGTTCCCTTGACGGGAGACCACTTTGTTCCCAAACCCTCAATTTCATAGACAGAAGCGCCACCGATGTCAATATGAATGTCATCGTTAGGATCCCATCCCAGTGTTTGAATAGTTTCCCAGAGGTCTTCTTGTGTAAATTTCATTTGGATCAGAAAATACCAAAGAATAGTTTACCAGTAATTGCGTAAGAAATCAACCCCGAAACGATTCCCATCATCGCCCAGCGACCGTTGTACATTTCACGGTACTGCATAGGAGAGAAGAGACCCTTACGGTTGTAGTCTTCTACTACCATCTGTGGTTCCTTTGCAAAGATATTCTGTTGACCAAACTCGTTTGTGGTGACAGTCATGTGTATTGTAAAGAATTACTACAAAAGTATATAGTAAATGTTACGAGTTGTCAAGTCCCTCTTGTCCATGATGAACACTTATATTATTGATAAATAAATATGGATCCAAAATTTGAGTGATATGAAAAAATTATTACCACTCGTTATGCTACTGATGACCGCAAGTGCAGCTAATGCTGGCGGACTTGTTACTAAACACGCTTCTAGCGTCCAACTGACTGTTGATGCTGCTAGATCTACCGCCACGAGAGTAGGTTCTTCCTACGCAATCTCAGGTAGTGGAGTGAATACTACCGATGGTACAACTGCTGGAACTATTTCTGCAGGAACTATTACCTCTGGTCTACTTGCTCCTGGCAATATCTCGGCAACACAAGCTACAGATGGTAACGCTTTCTCCTTTAGTCAATCTTTTACTCAAGGTGATGCTGTTCCAACTAGTGCTGCAACAGTAGGTACTAATCCAAACTTCTCCTCACTTACTTCTTACACTGCAGGTACAAAAGATACTCTAGCAGGTACAGTAACCACTGGCGGTGCTCTAACCGTAACGGCAGGTGGAGCTGGTACAAGTGCAACAGGACAATTTGTTAGCGAGATCACTGTAATTGATTGAGGATCCTCGTAATGACCCGTTTTGGAAAGACGATACTTTGGTCTGTCCTAAGTGCGGTGGGTGCTTGTGTCACACTTGCTCCTGCCCAGGCGGTCCCCGTGGTCCCAAACTTCACACAGGGCTCAATGACGAGCCACACGGAAACAACATCAAAGATAACCGAGACCATAAATTCAATGGACTATTCAACTGGTTATCAGTATTCCGTAACAGGATCTGGCGTAAGCGCCAGTGGTAATCTGTCGCCTACGACAGGAACAAACAATGTAACTATTGAAGGAGTGACATCATCATGGACAGGCGTAACCAACAAACCGTCCTTCACACAAACAACACCAGGAGCAGCGTTCCAGTTTACAGAAACTCTATCTTCTCCAGGTTTACAAAATCATACGATCATCCAAAGGGTGACCGAGGTTACAAGCGTAACAGACACTACAAGTATATTCCAGCAGTAATTGCACTGCTATTTACAACACCAGTAAATGCAGAAACTGTTGGTGGAGTATCAGCAACAGCATCTCCAATCGCGAATAGCTCAGGCTCAGTGACAAACCAGGCAATCCAGGTATTGCAAGGTCCATATATCACTAACACATATGGAGGGGGAATTCAGTGTCAAGGTCCCACTCGTAACTTTACACCCTATGTAACTGGTACTGCATCTGCACAAAAACCATATGAACCATACTATATGGATCCTGTGTATGATGTCACCGATAACTTTGGTGCCTTTGATGACAGTGGGAATCCAATTGGGGATGGAATTTTAGACAACCCAGGAGATATTATCTTCCACAAAAAAACTAGAACTGGACAGAAAGATAACTACAGTTTAGGTATTGGTTTCTCCATGACATGGAGTACACCTTTAGATAAAAATTTACAAGACTTGTGTAAAAAAGCAGCAGCATCTAACATCCAGTTAATGCAACAAGCACATGCCAATAAGCGATTAGATTTTGAGATCGCGAGACTCAAGAATTGTGGAGAATTGATGAAGTCTGGAATATTTTTTAAACCAGGAACAGAGATGGCAAAAATATGTGCCGATGTAGTAGTTCAAAATGTAACCACTGTTGCACCACACAGACACTCTATTCCCACTAGCACTAGAGCAGAAGACTTAGGAACACCAATGTCTATTGGTAAACCTTAATTACTTTTTCTTTTTGGGTTGCTTGAGTTCAGGCAACCCTTTCTTTTCTCTGTACTTATTGGCACGAACCTCACTCTGAGATAACTTAGGAGGTTCTTTTCCTAATGCCTTCTTAATTTTTTTAATTATCTGTTTGACGATTGGTTTAACAATCTTCAGTAGAAAAGGTGTTGCAGTTGCTGCAGCAGTTGCAACGATAGTAATTGATACCGTAGTTGTAACTTGACCCGCTGATGGAACTGCTTGGACAAGTTGATCAACTATCTGTAGATCTTCCTTGATTGCAACACATTGTTTTTCAACAACTCTATACTCTACAATCTTTTTCTTACCAGCATCCACCAATGTACCTACAGGTGCTTCTAGTTTCTGCACCTCTGTAGGACACTTTATTTCTGCTGTATTAATCTTCTTTGGTATCTCAGGTGATTTTACCTCAGGAGCATCTGGTGGTGGGTTTACTGGAGGTACAGGTGCCTCATACTTAAACTCCAACTCATCCTTATTATAGTCCAGAGGATTAAATGATGGCACACCAGCATCACAATATACCTTCACTCCTTTGGGGTCATCCTCATTGAGGACACCACTTTTTTCTCTAGAAGTATTTTGTTCATGCGCCTCTACACATCCAGGCATATCAACCACAGGAACACCCACCTCTTGAGTTACAGGAGGAGCTGCAAATATATTTGAAGGATTTGTCGTCCAACTAGGTGGTTGATATACTCGGATGTCGGGGATGTTTACATCATTAATATCAATTCCAATTTCATCAATCATTAGCAATCAGTAAATGCACTACCAACTTCGGAACCAATTTCAGATCCTGCTTGCTGACCTAGGAGCAACGCCCAACCACCTGCCAACCATCCAATGTAAGGAATGCCAGACAGTGCAGGAACTGCTACACCTGCGGCAATAGCACTACCTGCCATTGCACCTTGACTTCGTGCGCCAGCGTCCGCCCTGATACACTCTTCGGTTTTTGCAAGGTTCTTTCCCTCGGCGTCTGAGACGCTACCTCCGATGTTGCGAACGCCATCCATCGTGTATTGCTGATGACTATACTCACTGCGTCTCTCATTATTAGGTCCAAACAATCCTTTCTTAGTCTTAAGTAACTCCAGAGATTTCTCTGAGTTTAGAATAGTAGGATCGTTTGCTTTGTATTTGATTGAGTATCCATCAGGTCCAGCATTTAATTCGTAAGATGAGTAGTCACCTTTAGGAATGTTGATACTAGGAACCTGATATGGTTGTCTCATGAGATAACCAACTAAACCTATATGTGACACAGCAAACAAAGCGCCTACTGTACCAATAAAGATTTTGAACGTAGACGGTTTCTTCTGCGACTCACCTACACGAACCACAGAACCACCTTCATCACTAGTTTTGAGTGCCATGATCAGAGACCTGGCATAGGTAGTACTCCGCCTGTTGCTTCAGGCAACTTAGGTGTTGCTGCATCCAGCATACCAGGGAGAGCACCAGCAATCGCTTCTGTTGCTGCTTTAGCTACCTTTTCTCTTGCGTTCTCAGCGATTGCTTCTCTGTTTAGGTAAACATAAGTGCCACCACCGACGATGCCTGCCGTTCCGACGAACGACAAGACTGCTAATACATTAATTAGTTTTTGCATTTTGTTCCTCCTTTTTACCAATAGACGGTGCTTTCTTTGGAGCAGATCCATTCTTGGCAGGAGAGAGTCCGAACGCAGCTAAGGATCCAGAAAACACCGAGGCGATGAAGGTCGGATCAAAATCTAGAATCTTTTGACCATTGGGCAAGCGAACGTAGCTGAATGTAAGAAGGGATGCAGACCAGATAAGGACTACAACTTTCACTAGATTACCAAGAACTTCACTTTTATCTTCATCGTTATCCTTCTCTTCAGCAACGACTGGTTTTGTATCAGTCATGTTGTTAAAGTCAGGCAATTCTATTTATGGTCTGAAGTATGTATTTGTTCGTGGGAAGATTTGCCTATCTCCTTGATCCCATGGTTTAGTTCTTCTACTTCCTTTAAGAACTTCTCTATACCAACCAGCAATATAACCAGTTGCCTCTCTAGGATTGCTAGCAAAAATTTCTAGATTAGGGCTACCTTTTTGGCAACTATTATCTGCATGATTTCCTGGTTGACCAAGGACACCAGTTGTAGCATTCACGATAACGTCTCCAAACATTGCAGAATGGACACCACATTGATATTTGTATGTTCCAGCAGATCCAACTGGAGCAGTCCATACCACTATCCCATTAGAATACGATCCCTGACCAGTAGCACCACTAACTTGAGCGTTACTAGTTGTCATCAAATAAAGTGGGTGATTATAATAAGTTCCTTGAGGATGAATGATAATATTACCCGTCATGTTTGGATGATTACTGCAAACATATGTGTAATTTCCCGCGACTGGACAATTATCAGCAGTCCATCCAATAGTTTGGAAAGGTTGAGTAGCACCTTGATTGTTAATATTAGCAACGTTGTTGCCATTACTATCTTTAATGAAGATTGGATGATTGGAAAAATCTGCCTGAAGTTCTATATCAAAACCATCACCCTGCTCAATATTAATTGTTTGGTCATTTTGGGATCCTTGAGATCCATCAAGAACTCTATCGCCAACAGTAATTTGATAATGTTCAGGTCCTGCAGATAACACTGTAATAGTACCCTTCATACTACTATGGTTTCCACAAATATAAGAGTATGTTCCTGCTGTGGTAGGAGTCCAAGATACTGTTACATTACCTGTTCCACCTTGATTGGTAGCAGCAGGAGATGAAACGTTTGTACTACCAGCAGCATCTCTGATATAAAATGGGTGAACACTATCAACATTACTAAGGTTGAAGTTAATTGTATCCCCTTCATTAACAGTAACAGTGACATCATTTCCACTAACCGCTCCATTACGATCAGTTCCACTCAAAGTATAATAAGAATACGATGGTGATGTAGTGGTAATGTTATATGTTGCTGCTGAAGGAGCTGCACTGACACCATCTAGAGTGCTGTAAGAATATCCAACTGGTTGGCGAAGTTCTAATGTATCACCTTCTCTAATGACGATTGGTGGATTACTTGCACTACTGTGTGTAGTTACACGATCAGTTCCATCAACAGTATATGCACTGTTTCCAGTAGCATTAAAATAT